CCAGTTACGACCTTTTCCTGAAGGTGCTCCACTAGATGTGTTAAAATTAAAATCATCTTCTAAAATTGTTCCGCCAGGTGGTATGTAATTTGGATTTAGTATAACTGTTCTTGCACCTTCAACAGGTACAATCCATTTATCTGTAGTATTTACTTTTGTTCTATCTCTCATCATATCTTCAAAGTTTGTGTCATAACTTAAATCTGGCTCCCATCCTCCTGTGGTACTAGCCGTTTTTCCAACATTAGTTGCATAGTCTTCCATGTAGTCTTGAACTGAAACTTCTGGCGATGGTGGAGTATATGAACCTGTAGCCCATTCTTCTTCTTTTACCGATCGCGTTGGTGAGTAATATGGTTCACTTCCATTTCCACTTGGAGAAGAAGGACTTGGAGATGGTGAATCATAATCACCCCAACCTGCATCTGATCCATAGTATCCTGGTCGTTTGCCATCTTTTCTTTTTGAAACTAATTGATGTGGTTTTTTCTTTTTTTTCTTTTTCTGATACTGACTTAAACTTTTATCTATCATTATCTTCTTCCATCCGCTTGTATATCTAATCTAAAGGTACCCAGTTTCCAGTGTTGAGTTAACCCAGTGTTGTCTACTTTTAAAGCTATAGCACGCGCACGCGCTCTTGTATCTATTTTTGTTGTAGATGTTGTCGTTGTAAAAGGACCTAACGAAGAGCTTGCTTCTGCGTCTGTTGGGTAGTTTTTTAAATTTAATGTTACTCTTGCATTACCTGTTTGAGTTAAAAAATCAGGAATAACTCTTCTAATTTTCATCATATACTCACCGTCACCTCTTAAATCTGCGCCGCCACCTTGTACTGCTGATATATCAAAATCTCCAGATTGTATATTTGCAGCGATTGCACTAGCGCTACCACCTTTAATTTGATTTTGACCTGTCTCATGTTCAAAGTATGTTGTCACTCCGTCCGTATTACCTACAGTAGCATCACTTGATGCTGATGAATCATACTCCGTTCCATGAGGTTTACCAAAAATATGAGAATCAGACCATGTAGATCTTGCTAGAGAACTTGTTGTCCAAATTGGTCTTTCACTTGATGAATCCATATAGTTATAAGTTACTGATCTATTATTAGACGCAGCACCACTACCTGGATAGAACCAAGTCACTTCACCAAACAAGTTATTTAAACCTGCATAGATATGGTTCTTAGGTACAGTATTAATATCATCATAAACATAGTCTTCAACTAAACACGGTAAAGATTCTAGTTTACCAGTGTATCTAAAGAAACCATTTTCAGACATCCAGTACGCAGCTCCGTCTACTTCAACAGCTGCGTTCTTACCAATTAATCCACAGTTTGTTCCAACTTGTTGGAATGAAAAAGTAAAAGGCGCACCCACAAATCTCATGATAAAGAGAGATGTATCTGTCCAAATATAAGTTGCATCTCTACCTCTAATAGCTCCTACAATTCTGGTACCATCGGCTAGTCTCTGTGTACCTGCAGTGTTGGTTGCTGTTGGAGTCCAAGATGTTAATGATTCTTGATCAGACCACCTAATATACATATCGTCTTGAGTAGTTGTTGTTCCAATTGTTGTTTCTGTTCCAAAACAAATTAAGTGTCTATCTGGTGTAGATACTAAAGTTTGTCTTGTCGCTGTTGGCGCTCCAGATATAACCGTTGCTCGTGTTGAGGTTGCGCCTGTTGCATCTGAATCCCATTCAAAAGTTGATCCATCTACAATCGTTGCAATAAGTTTATTTCCAAAGTTATCAAGGTGCCAGAGACCCGGAGCCGTTACAATGTCACCTGTTTGAGAAGCACCCCATTTCGTATATTCAGATGCATCATAAACAGTAGCCTCGTCACTATGAGAAGCAGCTGTCGTGTTATCTGACCCTCTTGTTAATCCTGATAAAGTTCCTGTACCTGTTGTATTTGATGTATAAGCAATTCTTTCACTATCAATTAAAACAGTCCCTGTTGCTGGAAACCCATTTGAATCATCTAGAACAATACTAGAAGAAGATGCAGTTAATGCACCATCTAAAGTAGAAGTAATTTCTCCTGCTACAGTACCACCCCATAATCCTAATCCCCAACCTGCAGCTGATTCCTCAACTGCTGGACCTATAGAATAGTAATGTTTGACTCTTACGCCCCCAGATGTGGAAGCTCCTGATCCGCTTTCTGCTGATCCCATTGTGACTGTAATGGTTGTACTGGTCGGGACGGAAGCGACCATAAAAGTTTTATCATCAAAATCATCAGAATCGTAATTAGAATTGGTAGCAGAGCTAAAATTGTCACAGTAAATAATATCGTACTTAGAAATATTGTGATCACTTGAAAACGTGATCGTAACTGTTGTTGAATTTTGTGTTGTTGTAAAGGCACTAGTTAATGTTGTTGTACTCTTGAGTGGAGTTATATCATAAAAAGCTCCCCCTGAATACACATATAACATTCTGTTTGTTCCTAAAGCGGCGTACTTAATACCACTCGCATTAACAAAATGATGTAAAGCCGTATTTCTACCTGTAAGTGTGCTGTCTCCTAATTGAGCCCAGCCACCTATTTTTTCAGGTGATCCATAACGAAATCTAACATAGTCTCCACTTACCCATTGGCCTTCGCCACCTGTAGCGGTTACTTGTTTATTGAATCCTGGTGCAAAACGTAATTTTTGTAACATAACAATTTCTTTATTAGATTATATTAGAATGCGTTGAGAATCAACGAGTTTTGGGAATACCCAATAGAGGTCTTTTATCAAATAAATTAGTCTTTGCAAAGGGTCCATTTGCATGATTATAATGAAGAAATACTTGACCACAAAGATTGCCTTCAAAAGGTTCTCTCCAATGCTCTAATTCACAGCCAGAGTATATAATCATATCCCCTGGTTTTAATAGATATTTAACACCTTTTGGAGCATTAGCTTTATGTATATTCTTATGTTCACTTATAACGTTATTAGATCCTGTAGGGTCTATAAATATAGGCCAAGGATCGCCACCTAGACAAAGTGTAGTTGATATTTCACAGCTAGGTCTATCTTTATGTCTTTTTAAAATATTGCCTTTTCTATACAATCTACAATAAGAATAAGTAGGTATTAATTTAAGACCGGTTTTCTGTTCCATTACAGGAATAGTTTTAATTAATAAAGTTTCCATTAAACGATCGGCGTATTTAGCATATGAATTAGGAACCTGTGCATCTTTAAAGTTACCGATAAATATATTTTCTTCATGTGTTATATTATTTTTTAATAGCCAATAATCAGCTTCTGCCGACATGTGTAAATAATGATAAGCTATATCGCAAATTTCTTTTGATACTGCGTTTCTAATAACTTGATATTTATCTTTTTTAAAACTCATTCAGGGGTTTGTATAAAATTAAAAGAAACAGAAACTCTCCAGTTCTTTTCTCCTTTTTCTGTGTTCATATTAATATCAACACCATGGGGTTGCCATGAAGGAAAAAATATCATTCTACCTTCAACGGCATCATAAGCTACAACTCTCCATAATTCTTTAGGCAGCTTGTCCATACGTTTTGGCATATAAAGGTTAGGTCCTGGTCTTGGATCTTCTAAAAATAACTTACCTGAATTTTTAGGTACTTTAATATAATAAACTCCCGACCATAATGAATTAGGATGTGTATGGGTTTTATTATAACTATAAGTAGGATTAATATTAGCCCACATATTGCCTAATCCTAATTTAGGTCCTATGCCATAATCTTTATTACAATATTCAGCCATCATAAATAATTCTTTAATTAAAGGTTGATATTCTTTTTTATCATTCATGTCAGTTGAACTATGCCAGCCAAAACCTGAATTAGTTTTAAATTCTCCTGTAGGTCTTCCTTTTTTAATATCACTTTTGTACCAAGCTTTTATATGCTTAAATAAATATTTATTAAGTTCTTTAGCATTAGGTATATCTCTCCAATAGAAAGGTGTAGGAAATAATATTTCTCGGTTCATTTAAAAGGTGGCCCACCAAACCACATAACAAGAGATCTTCTAATTCCTTTTTTAATAGGTTCTACTCTGTGTCTCATAAAAGAAGCAAAGAAAATAGCCTGTCCTTGTTGTAATTTAACTGTATTAGTTTGACCGTCTTCAAAAACTAAATCCCCACCTTTAAATTCTGATGGATCGGACAGTAAACAAGTCATAGATATTTTACGAATAGGGTGTTCACCCGATTGACCAAAAGGATTCAAATCCATATGCCAATCATAAAAACCACCTTTAGGATATTCCGTAAATTGAGCAGGTTCTGTTATTTGCACACCTTCAAACATCATATGATTTAAATTAACAATAGATATTTGATTTTCAATGACTTTATACATTTGTGGCATTTTATCAAAAGGTATCCAAGATATAGTTGTAACTCGTTTCTTTGTATCATGTTTACCACTTTTACCTCCTCCTACCTTAGCTTGTTCAGGTTTACAAGAATGACCAGCGTTTATAATAAGTTTACATTGTTCTGGTGTAAACATGGGTCTAGTTGTTGTAGCAATATAAGATTGCCATTTTGGCATATGAGGAATCATGCTCTATTTCCGTATGATTGTGCTGCTCTTGTAACAATTGGATTATAATCCACATCTACATTACAAACTAAAGTTCTTCTTTTTTCTTTGGTTCCATTAAAAGGATAAACGCAATGTCTCATATCATAAGGAAAGATATAAAAATCTCGTTCCATAATATTTGGGGAATAATCTGTTTTAGAAAATTGACCTCCAGCCGATCCTATAATTTGTAGTTTTCCATTCATAGGTTTATTAGGAGCCGAATATTCTTTACCATATTCTTTTGGTAATTTCATGATCATGACAGAAGATAGGCCTGTATATAACATTCCTTGATGAATGTGTACTGGATTGTATTCGTGAGCTTTCATTTCATTAACCCAAACAGAATTAATTTTCATATTATATTCATAAACTTTATTCCAATCTAAATAATGTTTAAATATAGAGTAAAACCATTTATGTATTTCTTTGGGTAAAAAATTATGTCTATGCATTTTTTCAGAATCTTTACCTGAATAATGCAGTGAAACTTCATCTTTAATTTTACCAACTAGTTGTTTATTGGCTTTAGGTAATTCTTTTTTTCTTTTTTCGTAGATAGTTGTGAGACAATTAAAAACATCTTCTGGTACTTTATACCTTAAAACCGTCTGGCCCAGATAGACGAAATTAAAATCCATTTCATTACTTTCTATTTATCTTTTTCTTTTCTTTTGGTGGCTCTAGTTCCCTGTCTCTTATCACTCGTTCAAGAGATTCTAATTGACCTAGAACATTAAATACTTCTGGTTGAGAAGAACCTGGTGTTAATGTTTTCTTCTGTTCTTGAAGTCTTAATAAATAAGAGTGGGCTTGGTGTTTATTAACATCTTCTTTATCAAAATTTCCATCATCAAATTCTAATTTAAGTTTAGACCAAGTTGCGACTTCTCTCATTCTATGTTTTGCAACAAGTTCCATACTAGCTTGATTATAGACTTTTTGTTCTAAATCTATTTGTAATAATTGTTTTTCTAAAGGATCTTTTTCTTGTTTTATCTTTTTCTGAAGTTTTTTAATTTCAACTGCATTCTTTCTAGCATCAAAAGATAAGTGCATTAAATTTTCAAAGTGGGTATTTTGTTCTCGAACTGATTGCCAGTATTTAGCTGCTCGTGTAGGGTATTTATTATCAGATAATACAGAAAACCTCATTTCCGTTTCTGTTCTAAACATCTGTTTCTTACGCCAAGTGTCTTTTAACTCGGGAATAAGTTTTTTAAATTGCTGAACATCTTTTTTATCTAATATGTTAGTTAGATATTTAGATTCAGTTTCAGCTACAATAGCTATGTTTCTCTTTTCTTTATCCATTCGTACTTTCAATATAACCTTTTTTATAAAAAGGTCAAGTCTAACTTATAGATAATGTTTTCGTTGCTCCTGGTACTTCCCATTCTTCTGTTGTAGTAGTTTCACTAGGATTAAGTCCACCAAAAACTAAAGCCGTTAGTTTATTGGCACCAGCACCTTTATGTGAATAAGTTCCTGCTGACAAATCAGCCACTTCAGTCCATGACGAACCATCCCATGATTCTGTACGAGTATAAAAAGCAGCTGGTGGACTAGTATATCCTCCATAAACCAGAGCATTAGTGTTATTGGCAGCGTTACCGCTTTGATAACCTCTGGCTGTGTTAACTTCTGTAGATTCAGTCCATGAAGTTCCATCCCATAACTCATTTAAATTAGGTGTTAAAGGAGGTGCACCACCTGTGCAAAAAGCAGATGTAGAAGTACCACCACCGGCTACCGCTTCTCTGTTATCTGATCTGTTTAAATCTGGACTTTCTGTCCAACTTGAACCATCCCATGTTTCCGTTTGAGCATACATGGTTGTTCCACTAGCTCCACCAAAAGCAATAGTAGCAGTATTCGTTCCTGCTCCTGACATTGCATAAAGAGCTCTTCCTGTATTTAATTCTGAAACTTCTGTCCAAGCAGAACCATTCCAAGATTCAGCAGTATTGTTAATACCAGGAGTTCCTGGAGTTTCTCCAGCAGCAGTTATTGCATTTGTAGCAGCACCTGCGGTAGCATTTTTACCTCTTCCTGAATTTAAATTTGCAAATGTAGTCCAAGAAGATCCGTCATAAGTTTCGTTGGTCATTGGATGAGGAAAACCACCAACGTTAATTGCACTGGTTTGCGTTCCTGATCCCCCACCTTCTTTAATAGCGCTATTTAAATTTCCACCACTAGCCCACGCCCCTGTTCCCTGAGCAGCGTGTCCTTTAAGTGTTACTGAATCTGTATTAAACCAAACTTGTCCGACTTGTACTGCGGGTGTTGATGGGAAAGCCCATTCTTCTGTAGCTGTTGTCTCAGGTGGAGTTAAGCCACCAAATGCTAAAGATAAACTTGTAGGAGCATTGGTTGAAGCCGACATGTCACTTCTTGCTGCTGATAAATCTGCTACTTCTGTCCAAGCTGAACCATTCCATTCTTCTGTTGTTGCAACAACTGTTGTAGGTGGATCTGCATAACCTCCAAAAACCATAGCTGATGTATTGCTTGTTCCTGAGCCAGCTCCTTGCCTTCCTCTATTTTGATTCATTTCTGTAACTTCTGTCCAAGACGATCCATCCCAGCTTTCTACTAAATTTTGAGCTGGAGCTGGATTACCGCCTGTTATTATTCCTGATGTCTGAATTCCACTACCTATTAAAGAACTTCTACCTTGATTTACATTAGCTATTTCTGTCCATGAGCTTCCATCCCAACTCTCTACATTAACAGGTCTAGTAGAATTACCAGGAGGACTACCTCTATTTAGACCTGAGACTGCAAGACCTGCCGTAGAAATACCAAATATACCCATAGCTTCTTTTTTAGCATTAAGATCACCTACTTCTGACCACGATGATCCATCAAATTCTTCTGTTTTAACACTACCTGTAGATACTCCAGGATCATAACCACCTGTGGCAATAGCTGCTTCTGCGTTTGCTCCCATAGCTCTTGCATTTCTACCAGTATTTAAATCACCTACTTCACTCCAACTTGAACCATTATATTCTTCTACAATGGCTTGTGGAGAACCATCTTGTCCAATCATTAAAGCAGATGTTTGAATACCTGCTCCACCTGCATTACTTCTTTCTGCATTTAAACTTCCACCAGAAGACCAAGCTCCTGCATAAACCACAGGATCAGTATCTGTTGCTTGTATTGAATGTCCTTTTATTTCTATATATTTTGCCATAATTATGCGTTTGTACTTGTTAATGTTTTAAGTGCTTCAGGAACTGTCCATTCTTCTGTTTGTGTTGTTCCAGCAGGATCAGAAGCTGCGGTATTACCACCAAAAGCAATCGCTGCCTTTGATGTAGCCCCTTGTCCACTTATACCATATACAGCAGTTGCTAAATCAGCTACCTCTGTCCAACTTGTTCCATTCCATTCTTCTGTATTATCAATTCTGTCGCCTTGCCCTCCAGCTATTATTCCACTTGTACTTGTTCCTCCTCTAGTTGCCATATGACTTCTATTGGTATTTAAGTCTCCTTTTTCTGACCATGAAGATCCATCCCATTCTTCAGTCAACGCAGCATTTGTAAATCCTCCAACACCTAAAAGCGCTGTAGAAGTTTGGCCTATAGCATGTATACATGCTCTTGCTGTATTTATTTCGGTTGTTTCACTCCAAGCAGTACCGTTGTAAGATTCTACTGCGTCTGAATTACTGTTGGGCGGAGTAGTACCAGCCATAGCAAATGTTGCCGTTTGAGTACCAGCGCCTCCTAAATTTCTTCTTGCTGTGTTTAAATCTCCCTCTTCTGACCAAGATGTACCGTCAAACTCTTCACTGTTTGCAGTAAATCCAGGATTGTGTCCACCATAAATTAACCCTGCTGTTGTTGTTCCTGATCCTGCACCACCTTCATTGGATCTTGAATCATTTATATCATTAGTTTCAGTCCAAGTAGAGCCATTATAGGTCTCTGATTCTGCAAGAAAAGGAGTTTGTCCACCAGCTGCCATAGCTGCGGTTTGAATTCCAAAACCAAAATGTGCCATTCTTGCATCATTCATAGTTGGTCCAGAAGCCCAAGCTCCTGTGCCATATCCAACATATTTTAAAACGCCTGATCCTGGATCTGCGTTATAGTATATGTCGCCTATATTTAATTTTCTAAATGTTGCGGGTGCGTTCCATTCTTCAGAAGTATTTAACCTACTAGGTGCTGTAGCTCCATTAGCTACAAAAGACGCAGATGATGATCCTGCACTACCAAGTCCTCCTTTTGCTGTTGCAAGATCAGCAAGTTCAGTCCAAGCAGTTCCATCCCAATGCTCAGTGGTAGCTACATAATTTGTTCCATCAGATCCACCAGCAATAAATCCATCTGTGTAAGTTCCAGCTCTACCCATTCCTTCTTTAGCAGTGTTTATCTCTGAAATTTCTGTCCAAGCAGTTCCATTCCATTGCTCTGTAGCATTTGATGTACTAGGAGTACTACCACCAGCTGAAATTACAGCAGTTGATATTCCAAAAAATCCTTGTCTTCCTCTACTTGTATTTAAATCTGCGTCTTCTGACCAAGAAGAACCATCATATATTTCGGTCTTAGCATATCTTGTTCCACCAGCTGCAGTCCCTCCAGATCCTATAAAAGCGGTTGAAGTTCCATCTGAACTCATAGAAGATCTTGTTTGATTCATGTCGGCTATTTCAGTCCAAGAAGAACCATTAAATGTTTCACTGTCCGCTGTAACTCCAGGTGTATTTCCTCCTGCTATTATGCCAGCTGTTTGCGTTCCACCTCCACCAGAAGCTTCATTATTTCTGTCTAAATTTAAATCTCCTGATTCAGTCCAAGAAGTTCCATCGTATTTTTCTGTGTTACCAGTCATTGTTCCTGGTCCTGTGTTACCACCACAAGTTACCCCTGCTGTTTGTGTTCCAAAACCAAATCTAGCTTGAGCTGTTGTGTTTGTTGTTCCACCAGAAGACCAAGCTCCTCCTCCCATTTTAGAAGCAACAGCATCAGTAGTGATATTCTGGAGTCCTAATCCCTTTATACCTTTATAAGTTGTCATTTAAAAGATTCCTTATGGTAGATTGTATTTAACTGGTTTAGGTCCAATTCTTGTAATTTTTTCAGCTGATGTTTCGCCGTCAACATTGTCATTGTCCCAAGCAGTTTGAGATTCTTCAATTTTACCATCTACAATAGCTTGAGCTTCTGCTTTTGTTTTATTTGCACCAACAACTTTTCCAAGCCAAGCATCGCCAAAAACATTGTCATCTACAACCCAAACATTACCGGGATGACCTGAAAGGTACATTTGTCTTCGCTCTTCATGAGTGAAAAAACCTTTACCCCAATTCTCTTTTACAGTGTATTTATATGCCATAGTTCCTCCTTTTTATTTTATATAATATCTTTAACTTGTTGTCACTTTTTTAAATGCGTGAGCAAAAGCAAATTCTTCTGTTGCTGTAAGAGCATCTCCTCCATCAGAGCCTCTACCACCAGCATAAATAGCGTCTGAATTACTACCTGTAGTACCTCCATCACAACCTGTTCCTCTAGATGTTGATAAATCTGCTACTTCAGTCCATGAAGTTCCGTCCCAAGATTCTGTAACACCTCCATAAGGGACCATATTACCAAATACTAAAGCTGATGTCTGAGTTCCACTTGATCCGGCAGCTCTTCTACCTGTATTAATTTCTGTTGTTTCTGTCCAAGCACTGCCATTCCATGATTCAGTTGCATCTGAAGCTGGACTACTAGCGTCTTCTCCTCCCATTGCTAATCCTGCTGAAGGTGTTCCTGCGCTTCCTAGCTCTAAACGACCTGTGTTAATTTCAGCAATTTCAGTCCACGCACTGCCATTCCATGATTCGTGATTATCTTTATTTCCATTGCCTCCAAAATGATTAAGTGCTGTAGATACACCTCCCGTTGGGCTAATACTTGCTCCTGTGTATCTAGCTGTATTAAGTTCTGCAATCTCAGTCCAACTTGAATTATCCCATTCTTCATTAGCAGTAGACGAAGTAGAAGGTGAAGTTGTATATCCTGCTACAGCCATTGAACTAGTAGAAATTCCTGCAGCACTAATAAGACGATCTCTTGCTGTATTTAAATCACCAACTTCAGTCCAACTTGAACCATCATATTTTTCTGCATTAGCTGTAGAACTTCCACCTGAATTAGTACCTACTCTTCCTCCCACTGCGATTGCTGCAGACGAATTTCCAGCAGCTTGTCCATATTGACGTTTTGTATTTAAATTACCGCCTGATGACCAAGCCCCAGCGCCTAGTCCAACATACTTAAATTGTCCATCAGAAGAATTATAATAAAGTTTTCCTTCCATACCTGATGGATAGGTTCTATCTGGATCTGTAGAGTATGATTTAACATTAACTCCACTAATTTTTCTATAAGTAGCCATTATTTATCTGTTAATAGCCAACCGTGTGTAGAGTCAGAATATACTAACGTGAAAGCCGCTCTTTCTGTTGCTACAGTTAAATCTTCTGCTGTTCCCTGTATTGGCTGTGAATTTCTTCCTATTGTTATATTATTTGTGTCTGCTGTTCCTGCATAATCAATAACAGTAACCGTATCTCCAAGTGAAGGAGAAGCAGGTAGTGTCATTGTAATAGCAGCTGAAGTTGTATTTACAAAATAACCTCTTCCAGAAACCATTGTTGTATTACTTGTAATAACTGATTGCCATGAAGTTCCGCCTGGATTGTATGTTTTTAAATCCGAAGCAGGAATAGTCTTCATTGTTCCGCCGTCATTAACAACGATACCATCAGCATCTGCTAAAGTTA